TTTTTTCAATTCAGCATACTTGTCGGCACACTCTTTTTTTCTCATTGCTGCTCCGTGGTCATAATAAGCCATATCGTTCTAAATTTAACGGCACATAACAAGGGTTTTGCGTAATAGCCCTGTCAAGTGTCCTGGTTAATTTTAAGTTTATACTAAGGGCTACTACGCAAAGCCCCGACCGTTGTAAGTAATGCAGACTAAAATGGCAATTCCTCATCCTCAATATCATCTAGTTGGGAATTATCATTATTCTCTTGTGGCAACCTGTTAGAGTTGTCATAAATATTACCATCAACTTCTAAATCATCACCAAAATAACTTATGAAGGGAACTAAATTAGTATGGTCTTTATAGTAAGAATTATCAACACAAAATGCAGCACTTTCTATACTATATACAACAGGATAATAACTTCTATATAATTCACCATTATCGTTTTTAAATTCTTCAAATAAGAAATCACCTTCATAAATAAAGTTTCCATTTTTATCTTTTACACCAGTACATATTGACAAAGTATCAATATCAATTACAAAATGGTCGCCTGTACCTGTATTTTCATTATCACTAACAATAAAATTTTGATTGACACCTCTATCACAATTATTATAGAAGTCTCCATAAACCCAAATCCCATTTGATTTTGCTCTAAAATGTGTATTCATTTTTTTAAAATTTTTTAATTTGACAAAATGCACTACTTACAACATTGCATTTAATAAATTGGGGCTGGACAATTCGCAGTCAACTTCACCTTACTATTTGGCTTTAGAACAATTTGCTACCAAGCTTGACGGAACGCTATTCCCCCAACTTCTTAAATGCTTTGCCGAAAGGCAAAATGCCTCCCTTCACCTCTATACCGGGAACCTTTTTATTTCTCTTTGTTTTTTACCCCCGTCATTTAACGGGGTGGTGATTATACCATGTCAAATGAAAAATGATTTATTTCCTCAACAACTTTCTTGCAAGTTGCTCCTTCAATAAAAAATAATTCAGAGCTCATAGTAAGCGTGGTAACCTTATCCCAATAGTCCATGTGCTTTCGTTTCATTGCTTCAAATTGAATATAAAATTGCTCAACCAATTCTTTTACCTCCGGCTGATTAAGCAGGTCAGGATTTGTTGCGAATATTTCTGTTACTGTCTTCATTGTCTTATGTTTTACCCCTCAACGGGGAGGGGGTTAAGTAGGGGCAAAAAAATAACCGCTGCTACCTCCCTAATCTGCAAAGAATCGGGCTGGACTTAACCAGTGAGATAACAACGGTATATGGTGAAGGCTATAAATAAAAATAGCCCTATCTGTATTGGGCTTACCAGCCCCGATTCTTTGCAATGGCAAGATACAACTTTTTTTCATAACGATATTATTTTTTTGGACTGGTTAAAACGGTATGCCTTTACTTTCCCGGTGGAATATCTCATTGAACGGGCTGACGTACCGCCTTCGTTTCCTGGTTTTCCGTAAAGGGAAATTCCACTGCCCGCCTTCTTTCAATTTTTTGCTTAACCTCCGCAGGGCGTGATCCGTCCAGCCCAGGGAGCAAGGGGTTCGTTTAAGTTTTTTCATTTTTGGCAGGGGTTTAACCTTCTCAACTTTCGGCACATCAAATATTTTTAACTGGTCAGTCATGCTCCTTCAAATAATTTTTGACTAACTGACTTCACCGGGTTCAGCGTTTCCGAAATCTCCCGTTTAACCGCCCATATAGGAGCCATGTGCCGTGTATCTTTCTTACCCGAATCCCTTTGCTCGTCTGTAACTTTAAGGAGCCTTGTAAGCAACTCCCGGAGTTTCTTGTTTTCCAGTTTCAGGTCTGCGATTATGAAATCGGGGTCGGTCATGCTGAAAGTTTTTGATTTATCCGGTCTGCTTTTTCCTTTGCCTTTTTTTCCTTAACCTCAAACGCCAGTTGGTCAATATCCCTGCCTTTAAATTTCTCATAGTCCTTTATCGTTGCATCGGGGTTTAATTCCAGCAAGAGATTTATTTGGGCTTCGTTGTTCATAACTTAACTCATTGTCATTACAGGCTCAACATCAGCAGCCCATTTCCAGGTGAACATTTTTTTACAAAAGGATTGGGGCGGTTTACTTTTCGGCTGCTTACGTGGCAGGTTCATGATCCGTAAATTATTCATCAGGACACAGTAGTTTACTCCGATCTGCTTTGCTATCTCCCTGTTAATTATTGTCCCGTATAACTCCCTCACCTGTTTTTCCTGGTCGGGCGTGAGGGATATTTTCTTTTGTAGGATCATGCTTGAAATAATTCTAACTGTTCTTGAAATACCGGCTTACCTGTTTTGTCGTTTATAAAATTCTGAAAAACACAATCCGTACACCAGTGGCCGCATTCAAAATGAAAGGCACAAAGGGTAACCTCTTTTAGCTTAAATTTCTTTTTACCTCTCGGGTGCCGGTAAGTTTCGCCGATCTGAAATTTAATTGCCTCGATCATGCTTTCTCAATTAATATTACCCCATCCTCTGCAGGGGTAGCGATTAAAATACTGGGTTCCAATTCTTGCATCAAAATATCCGGTATGTTCTTTCTTTCCTTCGCTGCAATGGAAGGATAGATTTTATTGAACCTTTCCACAGCCAGCGGGAATACCTTCATTTGCGCCGCATCCTCCCAGGTCCGGTCATAGCGATTATGGCACCCGCAGCCAGCCCCCAGGATCAGGTAATTATCAGCATGGGTCTTTACCGATGGAAATTGATTGTCACGCTTTGGCAGGACGTGGGCAATAGCTGCCCTGGCAAAGGCATAGTGAATAAATTCCCCGCATTCCCAACAACTGCAGCCGCCGCCTTTAAATTCCTTTACCTCAATATGTTTAAACCATGCCGTCAACTCGTCACGCTGTGGCTTTTCTTCTTTGTTCTGCAGCTTCTTTTTTTCGCTCACCTTTGCGATGGGCTTTTTTTCTTTCGGCGGTTCAGGCGCTTTCGTTCCATTTTTTAAGGCCTGGCGGTGCATTAGGTATTGGCTCATTGGTTAATACATTTGTTTAAATACCTGCTCATGTACAAAGCAGGAATCATCGTTAATAATTTCCAATTCATCCTCTGTTGCCGGAACCCCGTCTATATCGCATGATGAAATAAAGGCATCGCAGAAGTCGGGGTAATCCCTTTTGTCTATGCCATCAATTTCGATGTTGTCAATTTTTGAAAAGTCCATTGTTAAGGCTTTGGTTTGATTAGGAAAACGGCAACGGTTTTGAGGGTCTTTGTGTTTTTAGTATCATTTAGCGACTTGTCTATTTTGTCAATTCCTATTTCCCCACTAAAAGTGAATGAGTTATCCTTGTCATGTTTACTCCTCCACTGTTCCACAAAATGCGTTGCTCCTTTATAATCCGGTTTACGTTCCATTTCAGTTTATTTTATTCCACCTACCTATCCGGTACTTGCTGCGCCGGGTCTTTAGCTTATGGACGGTTAAGATTGATTTATACATGGGTACGGATTAAAACGTTTGCCTGGTTACTGAATACTCCGCTTTCAATGCAGATAAACAACTCCGCAACGCCTCGATAGTTAAGTCAAGCGTTGACCTGCACCGGTCACACATATCAAAATTGTACTGGTGTTCAGAAATAGCAGCGGCGATGTAATCCTTTGCCAGTGACGGGGACATGATTAAGTTGTTTGTCTTTGCGGACAACATCATTACATTGTACGCCTCTTTCTTATTCCTTAACAATATCTCTTTACTAACGGCTACCTGTGTGTTAATAAAGGCAAAGGATTTAACCAGCACCCCAATTTGATCTATGTACCACGCTATTGATTGCATGGCTGTATATTGGTCGGCAACGGTTTCTAACCATTCCTGGCAATCTTCAACCCTTTGTATTTGGAGTGCTGGTTTCATTATGCGGCTTTAACGGCATCATTTAATAATTTCTCAACCTCTTTACTTACTTTCCTTACCATCCTTATTTTTTCAATGGTGGTAGATCCAGCCCGTAATTTTTCCACAGCGCCGTCAAACTCTTTAGTTCCCTTATTCAACCAAGGCAACTCACTTGCCGCAGGTGCCTTACTTGCTGGCTTGCTGTTATCCTGGCTATCAAAATCAATGGTGTTATCTTCAATATCAAACAGGCTCATAAAGGCATACCGTTTGGCGTATGTATTCATGCCGCCCATCTGCTGCGTTTCATTGGTAGCTTTTATTTCCGGCTTTGCAGTACGCATTTCAGTAACCAGTTGCTCTCCGCTATCTAAGTCGGTTGTGATCACTTCGCCGTAATAACCTATTGTGTCCTGTTTAAGATTGAATACACATATTATATTCGCCTCAACACAGGCATCATTCACCAGCTTACTTACTATTTCGGGAGTGAAATAATCGTACTTACTAAAATCGTTGCGCCCGTCTTTTTTAACCGGGTGGCTTTTAATGAATACTCTTGCTGTTGCAAGTTTTGATAAAACATTTTTCATACCTTTACTGCTTTAGTTGTGAACATTTCGGGCCGCTGCTTCTACAGCGGCTATTTTTATGCTGCTTTCATTGCTTGTGCAAAATGATTATGCGCTGCAATGTTTATATTGATGTATAACAGGGTGCCGTCTGCGATCATTGATAAAAAGATTATAGGTGTACGGGCAATGGTTGTAACCAGTTCTCCCCTATCTGTTATCTCGTATTCAATATCAATTTCTACTATGGAGTTTCCTTTTAGTTCGCCCGGAACTGATGTGTAAGTGAATTTCATATACCGAATTTTTTAAGATAGCTATCCTGTGCCGCTTCGCTTTCCTGTTGTGTCTCGAAATAATACCTCATGTTATCATCGTCATGTTTCCTTTGCTCCGCTGTCCTGTAGTCAGGAACGGGCGGCGGGTCGGGGATTATCCTGAATTGTGGTTTTACAGTGCATCCGTGTGGATAATCAAATTCCTGGCTGTCCACCGAATCGAACCCTTCACCGTTGTAGTCGGGAATGATATTCCGATCGTATATAGGCAGCATCCGGGGGAATCTTTTGGCGTTGCCGTGTGATAGTGAAATGTCTTTTTGCATAATTGATTTTTTAAAAGTCCAGTGCTAAGAATAGCACCGGCTAACGATTGCTGTCATTATGAAAAGAGTTTATTTTTTCTTCCTGTCAAACAGCCCTTTCTTAACCAGGTCAAGGAGTGCCGCTTTAGTGATGGGTAATTTCTTTTTCATGGTTTTATCCTCCCTTTCAAGGCTATCCAGTACCAGTAAATGATATAAAATATTAGCTTCATTTCTTTTTAATATCAATGGCGATAAACAAAATGGCTATTGTCTCAATCAAGATCAGGATGGATAGTGTTAATGCTATTTCTTGCATGGTTATTTTTTAATTTTACAGTCAAGGCTTATGCGGTCAGTAATTGATACTACTTCAAACGGGCCAAGCATTTGAGACATTACATAATTCTTTAGATCTTCGCCTGTCACACTTTCTTCCACTTCGTAAACGTCCACTCTATAGTCGTTATCTCTATAAGGATGCTTGATTATTACTGCTACTTTTTTCATATTTTTAATTTTTATTCAGTTTCTATAGGGTACGGAAAAGGGATAACTATGGTCTGTCATTGGATGTATATTTTTAATAGATTATAACCCATTTTTATTTTCTAATTTAAAACCCCATGCGGATAACTGGCGAATCCAAAAATACTCTGCGTCTAATTTGGTATTTGTTACACAAACCTTAACCGTTTCCAATTCCTCCATAATAGGAGTAAATCCCAGCCTATACTTGTGTGCAAGAAATCTTTTACGCAGCGATTTAGTTATCCCTACATAAAATATTTCTTTTGTGATAGGGTTTGCCAATGTATAAATGAAAACTTCTCTTAATGTCATAAGGCGCTGTTAGATAAAATTTGTCTATCTTTTAAACCAGGATTGTGCTTCTTTATAATTTTAACAATTCCGGCCTGCGTAAGCCTTTTGTCATTGTTATTTAAAACCCTTGCTAAAGATGCGGGTTTTACTTCTAATTCATCAGCAACCTCTCCGTACAATACCCCATTTTGCCTAATGGCCTTGATAGCTGTTTCTGTTAATTTTATTTCCATTGTTTCGTTGTTGTATTGCAAATTTACAATACATTTTTGAACTACCAAATTTATTTTGAATTATTTTATAAAATAATTTCACCGGTTCATAAGCGGACTGGACGGGACTGAAATTAATACGTAAATTTACCAATGTTTAAACATTTTGGTAAGCAATGAAATTCACCCTTGAAGATTTAAAGCGCAGCAAAGTAGCCCACCTGAACCCGCTTGTGATAGATTCTCCCAAAAAAAAGCACAAGTACAACTGCCATGCCATCGAAATTGATGGACATAAATTCCCCAGCAAGAAAGAAGCAGGCCGGTATTTGATTTTACGGCGGGATAAAACACTTGGCCTGATCAAAGATTTACGGCTGCAGGTTAAATACCAGCTGAACCAGGAAGGCAGTTTTTCTTACACCTACATTGCGGATTTCGTTTATACAGACGTGGCCACAGGCCGGGAGATAGTAGAGGATGCGAAAGGGTACAGAACCAGGGAGTACCGCAAAAAGGCAAAGCTAATGAAAGAGTTACACGGGATTGAGGTGAGGGAGGTGTAAAATAAAATCCCATAATTTATATTAAAATAATAACTTTGGTATTGTATCAATAAAATATCCTTTGAAAGAAAAACTCATTGAATACCTGGAAAGCAATATTTCAGCCTGCCAAAGTAATGCTCGGGAGTCTATACAGGAACTGGACAGCCATGAAGCCGCCGATCAATACGGGGCAATGGAAAGGGCGTATCAAAACGTACTGGATTTTGTAAACAGTAATCCCGCATGAAAAAAGATAAAGTAAAAATATCTGACCTCATACCGGATGATAAAAATTTTAACACCGGCACCCAGTTTGGGAACTCATTAATTGAAAAGTCATTTCAGAAATTCGGCGCAGGCCGGTCGATCCTGCTGGATAAAAACAACCGCATTATTGCCGGGAATAAGTCGGTGGAAAACGCCTCCGCAATAGGCATGGAGGACGTTCAGATAGTGGAAAGCGACGGGAAAAGGATCATAGCAGTAAAGCGTACAGATATTGACCTAGATAGTCCGGAAGGGCGGGAAATGGCTTTAGCCGACAACGCCAGCGCAAAGGCAAATATAGTTTTTGATGCGGAATTGATCGAGGCGGAACTTGAGGAGGCCGTTTGTGAGGAGTGGGGAATTGGTAATAACAAAACAGATTATTCAGGTAAAAACAAAGAAATTAACATTGACGGCATGGATAACGAAATGATTATTAAGCTAAAGTTTACTGAGGAAGATTATCATATTGTAAAAGGTCAGCTTCAAAAAATTGCAGCAACACCTGAACAAGCCGTATGGAAACTATTAGGCAATGGGTAAACACAAATTTCCATACAAGTGGCATTTAACAGATGGCTATCCCGCAAAGGGTGTTGAGCCAAACAACCTAAATGTTTTTGGCACCTTTATTTGCGGCGGCGGTTCTACTATGGGCTATAAATTAGCAGGGTTTAATCATTTGGGAGGTGTTGAAATAGACCCTAAAGTGGCGGCTGTTTACAAAGCAAACCACAACCCCAAATATTTGTATGTTGAAGATATAAGGGAGTTTGTAAAAAGAAACGATTTGCCAAAAGAATTGTATCAATTGGATTTACTGGATGGCTCACCGCCTTGCTCATCATTCAGCATGGCAGGCAATCGAGAAAAGGATTGGGGTAAAGAAAAGGTATTCAGGGAAGGGCAAGCACTCCAAACCTTAGACGATTTGTTTTTTGATTATATAGCACTGGCAAAAAAGTTGCAGCCAAAAGTTGTAATTGCCGAAAATGTAAAAGGATTGATACAAGGCAATGCTAAAAGTTATGTAAGGAAAATCAAAGCTGGATTTGAAGAAGCAGGATATAAAGTGCAGCTATTCCTTTTGAATGCTGCTAGTATGGGAGTGCCACAAAAAAGGGAAAGGGTGTTTTTTATCTGCCAAAGGAATGATTTAAATTTGCCAATTTTAAAATTGGCTTTTAATGAACCGCAAATATTGTTTTCTGAAGTATTGGATAGACAGGAAACAAAAAAAGACTTAACCGGTGTGCAGTTCGATTTATGGACCCGACAAAAGCCTAATGATAAAACACTTGCAGATGTAAGGGGTGAAGCAAATGGGTTTACAGACAATTTGATTAGCAGTAAAGATGTTTGTCCAACAATAACCAGTGGGGGTAAATTTTTGTGCAAAGACTATCCAAGGTGGTTTAATTCAAAAGAATACTGCCAATGTGGTACTTATCCAATTGATTATTACTTTGATGATTTGAAACCGCAGTATTTAATTGGCATGTCGGTTCCTCCCGTAATGACAGCACAAATAGCATATCAAATTTATTTACAATGGTTTAACAATAAATTAAATAATGCCTAAACCATCAAAGCAAACCATAATAGATGCAATCATAAAAGGGATTGAGCAGGGTAATGACCGTGGCAAGCTATTGGCAACCATTGGCAAAAAGTGGCAATTATCGCAAAGAACGTTTGACAGGTACTGGAAAGTTGCCAATATTCAGCACGCAGAAAGGCAGGCAAGGATTAAAGAAAAGCTGGCGAAGGTAGATGAGGAGGCAGCAATAGAGGCCCGCAAAAAGGCTATAATGACCGCAGATGAGCGAAAGGAGGTGCTGACAAAAATAGCCAACGGAACATTGAAGATCAAAAGACCCTTTGTTATTGGCGGCAAGATAATGGAGTACCCGGCTGAACCGGATGCAACGGACAGGCGCAATGCCATTGCCGAGTTAAACAAGATGGAGGGGGATTATGCACCATCAAAGGTTGCCCAAACAGACAAGGACGGGAACGATATAAAGCATTTTGATTTATCAAAATTATCCGACAATGAATTACGAACACTTGCTGAACTGCAACGCAAGGGCGGAGCTGGCCAGGCGTAATTTATTGGACTTTGTGGAGTATGTGAAGCCGACCTATGAGGCTAACTGGCATCACAAGTTGTTATGCGAGTATTTGGACAAATTTTCAAAAGGAGAAATAAAAAGGCTAATGGTGTTCATGCCCCCCCAACATGGTAAAAGCGAATTGGTAAGCAGAAATTTACCCGCGTATTTATTGGGAAAAAATCCAAAAGCAAAAATAGTCTTGGCATCATACTCATCCTACCTCTCTTCATCATTCAACAGGGATTGCCAAAGGATAATTGACGGCAAAGAATACAAGGAAGTGTTTCCCTGCACCAAATTGAATAAAAGCAATGTGGTGAGTGTCTCCGGGTCATGGCTGAGAAACAGTGAAATATTTGAAACGGTTGGTGAAGGAGGTTTTTTAAAGGCGGTGGGCGTTGGTGGGAGCCTTACCGGAACGCCTGCAGATTTTGCAATCATTGATGATCCTGTAAAGGATAGTTTAGAGGCTATGTCCTCAACTTCGCAGTTCAGGAACTGGAATTGGTATACCGATGTGCTTTATTCTAGAATCCACAACGACACATCAATACTTATCACTCAAACCAGGTGGGATGTAAATGACCTTAGCGGAAAGCTGCTAAAGCAGATGGAATCGGGCGGCGAAAAATGGGTGGTGCTTTCTTTGCCCGCTGTTAAGGTGGATGAATCGAGTAAAGAGGATCATCGAAATATCGGGGAGGCTCTTTGGCCTTCAAAGCACAGTCTTGAAAAATTGAATATTGTAAGGCAGCAATCAATTAGAACCTATGAAGCGCTATATCAGCAAAATCCCCAACCAATACAGGCCGGCGGGGAGTTTTGGAAGCAATTTAATGTAACCAGGCACGTAAGGAGTATAACTGTAGCATCTTCCACTATTCATGTTTCACTGGATAATAACGTCAATCCATACGTGACCTGTTCAGTTTGGCAGGTATTAGGCACCCAAATTAACCAGGTTCACGAGATCGCCGCTGTTGATCCTTATAACAATGCGGTAAAAGCCGCCCATCTCCTTATAAATTGGCTGAGAAAGATAAATTACAAGGACGTAGTTTTTGTTTACGGAGATCCGTCCGCATCCGCAAAAAGTACAGTTGATGAAAATAACGCATCATTTTTTATCAAATACATAGACGAGTTAAGGAAAGCCGGTTTTAAAGTCACGTCAAGGGTAGGTAAATCAGCGCCGGAAGTAGCTTTAAGTGCAGCGTTTATAAATGAAATATATGAGCAAGGGTTTAACGGCTATTCCATTTCAATAAGCGATACCTGCACCCTCTCAATAGAGGATTATTATTCAGTGAAGGAGGATAAGGACGGGAAGATGAAAAAAGATAAAGTGAAGGATGCGACTACCGGTGTTGTATTTGAGCGATATGGTCACTTCTCAGATGCAAAGAGATACTTTATTACTGAGTTATTGAAGGAAGAGTTTTCGAAATATAAAAATTCAACAAAACAATCTCTTGCTGGTAAGTCAGCTTATTTCAGATAAAAAATTCAATACCATGAACTTACAAGACCTTTTAACATTAATGCAGGGCGGCGATATGAACCGCTGCCAGTCATTACTTGAAGCCCACTGCATAGTTAAAACGATGGCAGAAAGTTTCAGTGAGTATAACCCCAAAGATCACAAAATTGCAAGCAAGACAACCAGACCAGATAAGGTACTTAAAGACGATGATGGGCAGATTACCGGCACTGTCCCCGTTGCCCGTCTGCCCTTGGCCATTCAGAAAAAAATTGTATTGGTATCAGCGGCTTTCCTTGGCACCCCAAAACTGCAGTGCACTCCGGAGGGTGATGCGCAGGAAAATCTATTTGCCGGGATAAATAAAACCTGGGATGATAATAAGCTGGATTATTCCTTTAAATCCATTGCAAAAAAAGTAATGGCACAAAGGCACGCAGCGGAATTGTGGTACACAAAGGAAGCCGATGCGGATTATTGGAACGGGACCAACATAGACGGCAAATTTAAGCTATCCATGAAAGTTTTATCTGCATGCAAAGGGGATACACTTTACCCTGTATTCGATGAGTACGGCGATATGATAGCTTTTGGCCGTGGGTATAAGATCAAGGATGAGGAGGGTAAAGAAATAAACCATTTTGACGTCTACACTGCTGATCAAATTTACTACTCAAAAAATGTAAATAGTTCATGGCTGTTTGCTGATGCCGCCAGGGTGTACAGCGAAGGTTTTAAGAGTATCCCGAATGTAATTAAAAAAATCCCCGTTATTTATTATTGGCAGCCGCTTACAGAGTGGGAGGACGTGCAGCCATTGATTGAAAGGCTGGAAACCAAAATAAGCAACCATGCCGACACGAATGATTATTATGACAGCCCTATTGTAAAGGCAAAGGGCGATGTAAAAGGATTTTCAGGCAAGGGGGAAAGTGGAAAGGTGCTGGAGATGTCAGAAGGTGCAGACGCCGAATACCTGACGTATGACAGCCTGCCGGAATCAATGCGGATGGAAATGGATAACCTGCAGAAATTCATTTATTCACTTACCAGCACGCCAGACGTATCTTTCGACAATTTAAAGAGCCTGGGGTATTTCTCTACCGTGGCCATGCAAACTATGTTTATGGACGCCCATTTAAAGGCCGCCGATAAGGAGGAGATATTTGGTGAGGGCCTGCAACGCCGGGTGAATTATATAAAGGCCGCTTTGTCTGTGATTGACGACAAACTAAAACCTGCCTTGCCCATGCCGGTTAAACCTGTGTTTAAATACTTCCTGCCTGAGAATCATATGGAACAGGTGGAAACCCTGGCTAAGGCATTGGGAGCTGGAATAATCAGCAAGGAAACGGCTATCAAATTGAACCCTTTGGTGAGCGATGCGGAGGCGGAGATAACCGAAATAAACACCCAAGGCACGTCCGCTGACGAAAATTCCACCATTGCGAAAACATTGAAGGCTTTGAATGGGCTAAGTCCATTGGTGGCAAATAAGGTGCTGGAAAGTTTAACAGAGGATGAAATAAGAGCGCTGGTTTTGTTGGGTAAGAAGCCTTTAGTGGATACTCCGCCGGCCCCGGCTCAATAGGTTTTTTTGATTTTTAAAGTTTGGATAATTACTAACCGCTTGTTTCTACAGGCGGTTATTTTATTTCAAGAAAAATTATTATTGAAAAAATACTTTCCGTATTAAAATAATATTCTACATTTACGAAGTATTTAAAGCATAATAGCTTTCATACATGAAAATTGAATATCCTTATAAATAAAAACTTCTCGTTTTTATGTTCCCCGCTGGCAGTTCTGTACAGCGGCATTCCCATTTTAAAAAACATAGTAACCGGTGCAACTCTTTTCATCGAAGAATGGAAAGACGTGGCTGGTTTTGAGGGGCTATATCAAGTAAGCTCCACCGGCAGGGTTAAAAGCCTTGCCCGGAGGAAGTATAGTAGTATTTATTTGAAAGGGTACTGCGAAATAATACAAAGAATACTGGTGCCAATAATAGATTCTAATGGCTACCTATACGTAAATCTCCATAAAGACAAGACAAGGCATGTTAAGCATATTCACCATTTAATGGCAGATGCTTTTTTGGGCGGCAAACCTAAAAGTCGCCAGATGGTAATTGACCATAAAAATAATGTCAGGAATGATAACAGGTTAGAGAACCTACAAATAATTTCTTTCAGATTAAATACATCAAAAGATAAGATTCGGACGAAAAATCTACCAACCGGTGTCTCTAAGAGAGGCAACAGTTGGGTGGCTGGCATCTTTATAAATGGAAAAAATATCCATTTAGGGACATCAAAGACTATTGAAGGCGCCGCTAAGTTGTATACGGACAAATCAAATCAGTTACTAAAAAATATAAATTATGCGTGAAAAGATCATTGCGGCGTTTAAAGTTAAGTATCCCGGCATAAACCTGAGCAAAACAAGATTGGCAGCTATTGCGACCAAAATTGAAACAAAGGTTATTGACGATGAGACTAAGATTGATGCCGCCCTTGCAGCCATGGACGAAGTTTATCCTTTTGCAGACATCGCAAAAGACGATGATAAGGTAAGGACATTGGAAGCAAAGCTAAAAACCCCTGCCGGTGAAACCCCTGCACAAAAAGCAGCCCGTGAAGCAGCGGAGGCAGCAGCAGCACTGGAAACGGACAAAGACACGCCAGCCTGGGCGAAAGCATTAATTGAGCAAAATAAAACATTGGCTCAGGACCTGGCGGCGATCAAAGGCGAAAAGGTGGCCAACACCATTAAAGGCAAGGCAACCGAATTGCTTAAAGAGGTTCCGGTAAGCTATTGGGGCAAACGGGCTATTCCTGAAACAGAAGAAGCATTGCAGGACTTTGTTACTGAAGTAACAACCGACTATGCAGCTTTTAAAAAGGATATGACCGATGCGGGGTTAAGTGTTCTTTCAGCGCCCAAAACGGGCACAGGTGGAGGCGATGGCGCAAAGGCCGTTTCACCTGAGATAAAAGCCTTTGCAGACAAACAAGCTGCACAATCTGCGAAAGCAGTGACAGCGTAACAACATTTTTAAAAACAAAAATTTAAATCATGTCTATAGGAATGACAAGGGAGGTAGGAGTAAATTCTATTCCCATTTGGCAAGGCACTGGCAAAGACATCCAGCTTGCTCAGGGAGGCTTCTCCCTTGCCGCCACAGGTTTGACCGCTGGGGCAGTGATCCCGGCAGGTACCGGATTTGTGTTCGATGAGGCCACAAGGGTTGCAACATTGTGGGGCGGTGCTGTATTGTACGCCGATGCTACGGATGTAGCAACCACTTACCAGGTAAAGAAAGGCCACACGTTTGTTGTGGGCAAATACCTTGCTTCGGTAGTTGGAGGTAAAGCGTATGCAATCACAGCGATTGATACCACCACCAGTACCCTGTACGATATCCTTACCGTTGGCACAACCCTCGGCGTGGCATTAACAGCAGGCGCAAATTTCTTTTCTTCAACCGCAACCGGTGCCAGTGCAGCAGCATTGCCAGCAATCAACGGTTTACTTTATGACGACACATTGGCCAACACTGGCGAAAGTGTTTCATTGGTGATCCGTGGTACTGTTTACGCAAGGAGAATACCATTCACTTACAGCACCGCTTTGGCTGCGCTGACAGGAATGAAGAACATCATTTTTTCACAATCTAAATAACCTACAGTGATAATACCTTCATATTTTCAGACGTTGGCTCAGAGCCAAAATCTGCAAGCCTTGATCGACGCATCACAGGCTAATTTAGAACAGCAGTCCATTTGGAGGCGTTGGCTTAACCTTGGCCTGCCGCAAATGTCACTGAACTTCGACAGCGCAATTGGCCGTGATCGTATCGCCGCAGCTGCGTCTATCGTTGACAGCGATGCGCCGGCACCATTAAGGAGCCGCAACAAACTGGAATTGTACAAAGGCAAGATACCCGCCATTAAAGAAAAGTTCCGCATGAACCAGGATGACATGAGGTCATTAGAGGTTTTGCGTGCTTTGCCTTTGGCCGGTGGAAACAGCGATGTATTGATCCAGTTCCTTAACAAAGACCTGCAGGAAGCGTCCGTATCAGGTGACAAGCGTGTTGATCTTATGTTGCTCCAGGCAATATCCACGTTGTCCATCGATATCAACACAACCAACAACCCCGATGGCGTGGCTTACGGTACAATTGATTTGCTGGCTCAGTCTTACCAATCGCAGGGCGTACCTGTGGCCTGGCAGACTTCAGCAACCGCAACACCGATCACGGATATTGAAAACTTTATCACCATCAACCGTGATACCAGGGGCCGCACATTTGGCAAAATCCTGATGTCAATGAGGCTGTGGAATTATTTCAAGAAAACAACGGAGGTTAAAAACTTCATTGCCACTTTTTATAATACCGGCAAAACAACCAGCGCCTATGCTGTAACCATTGACAGCGTAAACGAAATGTTTATGGCAAACAGGTGGCCAATGATCGAGATCGTTGAGCATAACACACACATTGAAGTTGACGGAGCACCTACTTATGTACGTGGCTTTGACGACAACAACGTGGCGTTTGTTCCCGATGGAAAGATTGGCACCCTGTTCAATGCTGTTTCAATGGAAGAAATGCACCAGGTAGCAAACAAGACCTATGCGAAATTCGGTCCTACCCTGGTAAGCAAATGGGCTGAATCAGATCCGCTGGTAGAATTTACCGGAATGGAAATGAACGCCTTCCCATCGATCAACATTGATGCGGTGTATGTATTAAAAACGCAAACCGTTCAGGCTTCATTTGTATAATGACAAACACCGAATACATAAAGGCTCAGGTTGGGTTCTCTACTTCAGATGCAAACGTATTTGAGGCGGCTCTGCTGGATGCCGGAGTGGTCGGCGCAAGTACTTACGATGTAGTCAATATGTTACTCTTAAAAACTGCTGCAATATCGGTGCTGTACTTAATTCTAAGTACACCCGATACTGCGTCAGGACAAGGGGAAACGGCAAACAGTATCAAATATGACCGGGATGCCATTCTTAAAAGGATTGCAGTACTGGAAGGTGAAACAGGTGCAGCCACATTGAGGCCAACCATAAAAGGGGTTTCAGCATGGTAAAGCCGTTCCTGCCTGATATCATAAAAGATATTGTTACCAGGGTGGATGCCTCTTTTAGCACAAGGGCAACAGACCCGTTTGATGTGTTCTTTGATAAAGGCCTGCTTCAACAGGTAATAAAAAGCGTAAACAAGGCGGAGGGCAACTTTCCTTTGGTTTGGCTGGTGTATAAATTCAATGAGGAATTTGGTACTGCAGTAGGTATTGAAGAGGAAGTTTCTTTTCAATTAGTGCTGGCAATGCCCACTGATAATAAATACACTCAGCAGCAACGGGAGGATATTGTTTTTAAACCTCGTTTGCTTCCTATCGCTGAGCAGCTGCTGTTTGAAATTCGCCGGGATAAATGGTTTAGCCATAAACCAGGCGAAGGCGGGATAAAATACAGCAGGCACATAGCACCCTATTGGGGAGGGAGCAGCATACCAAACGGAACGGATGCAAACAATCTGTTTTGGCAAGGGCAGCCAGGCTCCGGAAAATTTGCGGAGGCCATTTTTTTGAATTTTGAAAAGTTGAAAATCAAAAGAAGGCCCTGCGCTGAATCCGGCGGTTATCCAGTAGCCGACGTGAGCACATACCCGATAAGCAGTAGCCGGTTAACGTTCTTTGATGATATCGAGTTGATCGTTGACGGGTCAGAAGATTACGACCCGGTTGACGGGGCTACATCGGTTATCATTCCTGAGTTGATCGGGAAGGATTATGAAGTATTTCAAAGGTCATTTGGGCAGCTAAGAAGGCGCAGATCGGTTGAAATAGTTCCCGATACGGTTAACGGAGGTTTTGCTTTATCAGGCGGTATAAAGTTTTCTGCAGGGGATACTTATTTTATTAAAATAAGGCCCATGTATTTATCATAAAAAACTTTTTTGAAAAAACTAAAATAAAAAAATCATGGCTTATTCATTATGCGGTACATCCGTATCAAATACAGGCGAACAGGATTGCGATAAATCCAGGGGCGTCGGCAGGAAGCTGTTTATCACTGGCGCAACCTTTGTGCCTGCTGATTTTGCAACCCCTGATACCTTCCTGGCAAAGCTGGCTGAATACTCAAAACTGAGTAAAGATGCCGCCAACAAAGTTTTTGTCATCAATGAAATGCAGGACATCGCAGATAACTCAGAGGCCAATAAAGAAGGCTCTCTGAACCTGGGCTTCTCTGCTGTTCTTTTGGAAGGCAAACCGAAATACACGATCAAAGTTTTTGCTGGCGCTGACCTTTTAAAAAGGTACAGGACATTCAACAACCAAACCGTCAGGATCATCGAGTATGATGCAAACGGCGTGTTTTGGGTTACCAAGGTGGGCGACAATGCAAAAGGCTTCCAGTTCAAATTGTTCTCAACCGGCAACAAACTGGCTACCGGTCAGAATGTTGAGGAGGGGGTTGTAACTATCACGGCATCGGTATTGAGCAACAGCGAATACATCGACAACTGCCGCTGGATTGAAACAACTGGCAATGTTGAGGATATCGTTGCCCTGCTGGACGTAAACCTGCGCTATATTTCCGCAGTTTCAAACGTGCTGAAATATAAAATGGAAATACCAGGCAGCAACCTTTTGGGCGCCTACTCCATCGGGCCAACATCCGGAACAGCCATTGCGGCTCTTGCTTCCAGTTTCTCCGCTTTATCAGGCGCAGGTACACCGGCAACAGCCTTGGCAATTACATCCATGGCTTATGTATCTGCAGATGATACACTGGCTGTTACTTATGACAGTACGGCTTTTGGTACAGCAACGGGCAACATCAAACTGATACCGCCAACGCCTACGCAGTTGGACACTGGCAACGTAACGGACACGGAGTTGCTGCCAGTTACTCATGCTAAACCTTAATTAATAACAGCGGGAACTCTTTACCGGGTTCCTGCTTAAAATATTTACAATGGTTATTAACGGAGTGTCATTCAATGACGACTGGGTAAAGACAAAAAGCCTAAAGCAGTTCATTGAGCATGAAAAACACCATGGGCTAAGCGATGAAGTGATGAAAGAATATTACGAAACCGTGGTGCCACCAAAAAAGATTATTGAAAAACCCAATGCCGGAAAAGCCGATGTGAAGGCTCCGCATGAGTAAGGCAGCAATGCTTTACTCATGTTTTTAAATTTCTACCCATGGGCGGAATCCTTTCATTATTAAAAAAAGTTCAATCGTTGAATACTGATAAGGTAATCAATGAGGCTTTTGATAGTACGATGGATGCCTACGAAGAAATCAACCGGGAGAGGATGCAGGACGGCGTAAGGAGTGACGGGAGTACAATGCCTAACTACTCGTTTATTTCTCAAACAGTTTACGGTTATCCTGACGAGCCGATCAAGTTGAAAGCTACCGGCGCATTCCAGGCGGGTTTAGAGGCAAAAAGGAACGGTGATTCAATTGGGATAAACTCTACAGATAGCAAAAGTGATACGCTGGAAGATAGGTATGGGGAGG